AGATTAAAGTTTCCAAGATTTAGTGTAGGAAGTCCACTAGTATTTCCAGCACCAACTACAGCAGTGACGACTCCAACAAGAGAAGTAATATTATTTTGTACATCAGTACATGCTGCAGTACTAGAAATTCCTACATTTCCACCACCTCCTGCAAAGACTGTTGGCCCAGGAGTAGCATTTAAATTTTTATTGCTGAGCTGGTTCGTAATAGCTCTTCGCATTTGGATTCCAGCTTGTTGGAATCCGTAAATTGATTGTTGTTCTTCTCCAACAAGACCGGTTGATATAGCTGTTCCAACATTATCAAAGTAAAACGCAGCAAATGTTCTTGCATAGTTATTACCACCGGTAAATACGTCTGTTGAAACGGCATCAACAAAGTATCCAAGATCTCTCTGACATTTAGCTGAGGATATTCCAGAAGACCAAAGATTAGGATACTGGGTATTAATAGCCGTTAATGCAGTAGAAACGATTTCACTCTTATTGATTTGTATTAATTGATATGCACGATAGTATCTAGAATCTTTAGTTGTAGCAACAACACCGGGACCTGGTACATAGAATCCGGTAGGGAATCCAACAGCAAGAGAAGCTATTGATTTATCAACAATTTCTTGTTTGTTGATTTCAATTAATTTATGAGCATAATAATATCTTGATCTTGTAGTAGTTTCAGCATCTCCAGGGAAGAAGAATGTTGATCCCACTCCGACTGCAACAGAAGCAAGAGATTTATCAATGATCTCCTGTCTATTTCCTACAATAAGATTTCTAGCATCTTTAGATGTATGGAAATAATTAGCATTTGAATTTTCTGGATCCGGTTTAATGGTAAAATCAAATGTTTGATTTACACTAGTCTGATATAGTGTAGGTGGTGACTGATTATTAATTACATATTGTCCAATAAATTTAACATAATCTATCGCAAAAATAAGTGGAACTTCTTCTCCAGTATATGTTCCAGAATCCTTAAGTACAGATCCAATATTCCTAGACTTAGAGTTTCCGCCAAATCTAATATCATACGTAAGAGCCTCTACAACCGAACCGATTCCAGCTTTCCAAGTATTTTCGTTAAAATCTGGGAATATTGTAGCAATTCCAATATTTTCAAAATTAAACTTAACATAGGCAATCGCTTCTTCCTTAATGAAGTTGTTATTTGCCTCTAATAAATCCCCAGCATCCAGAAATCTTTGACCAGGAATTTGGAAACTATCAAACGAAGCTAACTGAGCTGCCCTCCTAATTGTTTTGACTGGAAGAGCTTTACCATCAAAAGCATCATTACCATTTGCAGCAGAAACATAATATCTACTTTCAAATAATCCAGCACCATTGGTTGTAAATCCCAATGTGCCGTCTGGGAGTAAACCTAAAAGTTGTCCAGCACTACCTATTCTAGGAGGTAAAGTTAATGTATAATTTGAAGAAATACCAGAATTAGAAAGCTGAATCTTTACAGTTTTATCTTGATTGCCTAAAGTATTAAAACCGACTAAGGATAATGTACTTACACCTACATTATTAAATGTAGAAACTCCAGAATAATTAATATTAGTTCCAGAAAGACTTGTAACAAATCCAGCAGAAGATCTTAAACTCTGTAGACCAATAATTGAAGAATCTGGCCCAACAATAGTTACAGTTCCTGTACCAACCGAAAGAATACCTGTAATTCTTGCATCACCATCAACAACAAAATCTGTACCTGCAGCTCCGATTGATATATTTCCAAAAGTAACAAAACCATTAACATTTATTTCTGATACAGTTAGATAAGTAATAACTCCAACTTGACTGTTCAATGTCTGAACAGTTCCCACTCCAGTTACATCAAAGTATGTTGCGAATCCACTATTAACTCTAGAAAGATTAGTATTAGACGTTTCTATATTTAAATCGGTAGCAATACCAGAAGAAATATATGCAACATCTAATCTTGCACTAGAAATTCCTGCAGTAGTTACGATACCACTTGTAGCAAAGAAATCATCTACTCTTGCACTAGAAATTCCTGCAGTGGTTACAATACCGCTCGTAACATATAAGTTATCAATATATCCGAAAGAAATCCCTGCAGTAGTTACGATACCACTTGTAGCAAAGAAATCATCTACTCTTGCACTAGAAATTCCTGCAGTTGTGATTCCTACAGTTGTTACAATACCGCTCGCAACATATAAGTTATCTACTCTTGCACTAGAAATTCCTGCAGTAGTTACAATACCAGAAGTTGCAAAGAAATCATCTACTCTTGCACTAGAAATTCCTGCAGTGGTTACGATACCAGAAGTTGCAAAGAAATTATCTACTCTAGCGCTTGTGATTCCTACAGTTGATGCAATAGCAGAAATAACAGTTGCGTTACTCACACTTAAATTTGTAACAATACCGCTTGTAACAGATAAAGTGTTTATAGCAGCAGTTGTTACGATACCGCTGGCGAGATATAAATTATCGATATATCCGACAGAAATCCCCGCAGTTGTTACAATACCAGAAGTTGCAAAGAAATCATCTACTCTTGCACTAGAAATTCCTGCAGTGGTTACAATACCAGAAGTTGCAAAGAAATTATCTACTCTAGCGCTTGTTATTCCTGCAGTGGTTACGATACCAGAAGTTGCAAAGAAATTATCTACTCTAGCGCTTGTGATTCCTGCAGTGGTTACAATTCCTGATTGTGCAAAGAATAAATTATTAATCGATAATAAATCAACATTTTCTTGGGTAACTACTAAGCTTGTTACGATACCAGAAGTTGCAAATAAGTTATCTACTCTTGCACTAGAAATTCCTGCAGTGGTTACGATACCAGAAGTTGCAAAGAAATTATCTACTCTAGCGCTTGTGATTCCTGCAGTTGTTATGATACCTGAATTAATATTCGCATCACTTAAATTAGATGTTTGTACATTTAAAGTTGTTACAATACCTGATAATGCAAAGAAGTTATCTACTCTAGCGCTTGTTATTCCTGCAGTGGTTACGATACCAGAAGTTGCAAAGAAATTATCTACTCTAGCGCTTGTGATTCCTACAGTGGTTACAATACCGCTAGCGAGATATAAATTATCAATATATCCTACAGAAATTCCTGCAGTAGTTACAATACCAGAAGTTGCAAAGAAATTATCTACTCTAGCGCTTGTGATTCCTGCAGTTGTTATGATACCAGAATTAATATAACCAGTATTAGCTGATAAAGTTGTAGTGTAGAGATTAGTTATAATCCCAGAAGCTACATAAGCATTAGTAATATTAAAACTAGTGGCAATACCACCATTAATATTAGCAAGATCAACGTATTGTGTACTAACGAATAAATTGGTAACAATGCCAACATTAACATAAGCATCATTAATATATGCACTAGTAATTCCGGTTGTAGTTACAATACCGGAGCTTATAAACAAATTATCAATATATGCAGAAGTAATTCCCGCTTCAGCTATGATTGTATGATTACTAACTTCTAGATCATAAAGAGAAGTTTTTCCAGATTCTGGATTTATAAACGTAAAACTTGTTGAAATTGAGCCGTTAACACCAAAATGAATTATTGATAATTGAATACTTGATATTCCAACCGCATCAACTACACAATCAAGATCTATATGATTAGGGTTTTGTACAATTTGACCTACCCTAATATTATCAGTAGAAATTCCAGTGATGAACAAAAGTTCATTTGGATCACCAATGTTACTATCAGTTAACTCACCCTGTCTTACAATAGGAGGTTCGTAAGCAACCGCTAAACTCCTTAAGTTTAGATTACCTGCTATTGCAACGTCTCCTATAGCTATTAATGCTAAAGAACCTGTTGTTGTAGTTCCTATTCCAATAAAAGATTTGTTTACTAATCCTTGGGATACTGTAGCACCAAATCCAGTTCCTACTAAATAATGACCCCCAAGTTTAACTCCATCATGAACAACCAGAACGTCTAGAGTAGTATCTACAGTTACTTCTCCAACCGCTCCCGTAAATACTGTATGTTCTGAAGATGTTCCCCTTCTAAGTTGTACCTGCTTGGTCATAGTACTATACGACTCAAATTACTATTTCTTCTGATGTATTTATCAGAATTAAATGATCACTACATATGTTCTTGGGATTTGGAATGGATTATTAATAGCTAATCCAGAAAGTTCTAGAATATAAATTGTACCAAGCCCAACATAAGTGGATTTTGTGAAGGATTCTAATCCAGAAGAGAATCCAAACAGACTTCCAGATGCAATATCATATATTTTTGTAATTGAATCATCGGCGGATCCAAGAACATTAATTAGACCAGAACCACCTAGTGATGGGATATAGTCAACATCTGGATGGAGAAGTTCACCAGAAAGTGTTATGGTTCCAGAACCTATTTGAGTATATGTAGCAATTTCTGAAGTAATTGCAGATCCACTTACAGTAAATAGTCCTATACCAACAATTGAATATTCAAGTTCTATGGAAGTAGTTGCAGATCCAGAAATTTGAATGAGAAGTGTATTTTCTGGTGGAATGACACCAATGGACTCTCCAGAACCAGATAAAGTAAATAGATTTCCATTTCCAATGTAAGTATTTGTTTCTCTTTCGGAAGAAATTTCTGAAATGAATACTGTTCCAATTCCAATTTCGGAATAAGTAAGTTTAATATCGTTGTATGTTCCCGATAAAGTATAAAGTCCAACTCCAATATCAGTATATACGGAAATTTCAGAAGTAACTGCACTTCCATCAAGATCTAACAGAACAGTATTTTCTGGAGGATTGGCTGTAAAACTTACATGTGCAGAGTCTTGATTATCACATACAATATCTTCATTATCACAAGTATCGTAATCATTATCTACATTGTGCCTTGTAAATCTAAAGGTTCCTCTTGCTGGATAGTTAGGAACATAGAATACAGTCGAATCTCCAGTAAGACTTACAGATCCTAATCCTTCATAACTATTTGTAATTGATTCTTCAATGAATCCATTGATGATGTAAAGAACTTCAGTTTCTGGAGTTTGTGCAGAATATACTTCAAGACTAAATCCAGAAATACTAAAGAGTTGAATATCTTCAGGAGTTTGTGCAGAGAAGGATTCTAGAGCCGTTCCGTAGAATTGAACCGTTCCAAGTCCACGGAAAGACTTAGTTCTCAATATATCGAAACTTCCGTTAACAGATAGTTGTCCAGATCCACTGTAAGCAAAAGTTATTTTTTCAATAATTGGCGAAGTTTGTTGCGATACGAAAATTGTTCCTGAAGTTCCTGGATTATTATCATCTCCATAATAACCATATACTGCAATTTCTCTTGTAGATGCAATTCCGGAAAGTGTTATTATTTCTCCAGAACCATCATAATTACATCTGCTGAAGGATTCATTTCCAGTACCAGATATAAATATAGATCCTTGACCAAATATAACTGGAACCAATCTTCCTTTGCCTGATCCTAACAGTCTTATTGTTCCAATACCAGAGCCAAGATTAAAGTCGCCAATAAGGAATCCATATCTATTGCAATATGTTTTAGCGTCACGAAGATTACCATCTCCATCCGGAGCAAATCCTACTCCAGGAACAGGGCCAAAAGTACCTATACCAGCATAAGACTCTGTATTTCTTTCTACAGCAGTTCCTAAGAATGTGTAGAGAGCTGTATCTTCTGGAGTTTGTGCAGAGAAGGATTCTAGAGCAGTTCCAGAGAAACTATAGAGAATAGTATCTTCAGGAGTTTGTGCAGAGAAGGATTCTAGAGCAGTTCCAGAAAGCGTTAATGTACCTATGCCAACATAAGACTCTGTATTTCTTTCTACAGCAGTTCCTAAGAATGTGTAGAGAGCTGTATCTTCTGGAGTTTGTGCAGAGAAGGATTCTAGAGCAGTTCCAGAGAAACTATAGAGAATAGTATCTTCAGGAGTTTGTGCAGAGAAGGATTCTAGAGCAGTTCCAGAAAGCGTTAATGTACCTATGCCAACATAAGACTCTGTATTTTTCTCTACAGCATATCCAGATAAGTTGATTCCTGTAGTTCCAACACCAATATTTTTCTCAATACCATAGTGTGGAGTATAATCAATATTTGGATGTAATAATTCTCCAGAGAAACTATAAAGAACCGTATCTTCTGGAGTTTGTGCAGAGAAGGATTCTAGAGCAGTTCCTAAGACAAATATTGATCCAAATGGACAAGTAACAACTAGAGGTTCAATTATGAATCCAGCATCATCTGGAATATTGCCGGTTTCTTCTTCGGATATTAAACCAGAATCAATGAAATCAGAAGGTGTTTCACTTACAAATCCAAAATCAGTTGCGTCTTCGCCAGGATCATAACATGATTCTGGATCTGCATTATAAGAGAAAGTAAATCTTTCGGTGAGGACACCATTGAGTTTAATACCTGTTGTTCCAACACCAATATTTTTCTCAATACCATAGTGTGGAGTATAATCAATATTTGGATGTAATAATTCTCCAAATAACTTGATTCCTGTAGTTCCAACACCAATATTTTTTTCAATACCATAGTGTGGAGTATAATCAATATTTGGATGTAATAATTCTCCAGAGAAACTATAAAGAACCGTATCTTCTGGAGTTTGTGCAGAGAAGGATTCTAGAGCAGTTCCTAAGAATGTGTAGAGAGCTGTATCTTCTGGAGTTTGTGCAGAGAAGGATTCTAGAGCAGTTCCTAAGAATGTGTAGAGAGCTGTATCTTCTGGAGTTTGTGCAGAGAAGGATTCTAGAGCAGTTCCAGAAAGCGTTAATGCACCTATGCCAACATAAGACTCTGTATGTGACTCTAAACCAACTCCTAAGAACGTATAGAGAGCTGTATCTTCTGGAGTTTGTGCAGTAAAACTTATAGTTGCAGAACTTTGATTATCGCAAGAAATACCATTACTGTCGCAGGTATCATAAGTATTATCTGCGTTATAATTTACAAATCTAACCGTTCCAAATGGAATTTGTGGATACGAAGTTGGATTATTGATTATTAGTCCGAAATCGTCGAGAGAGGGATATGGTCCTCTGATAGTTGGTGGTTCAGTTATCGACCCGAAATCATCGATCCCACTCAAGCCAGCTTCGGTTATACTTCCCCAATCTAATTGTGGATTATAAATTGAACTTGTATTATATGCCCATGATACTCTTTCCAGTGCTGTGGCCGCAACACTGGCATCCATTCGGAGAGTACCAGAAGCAACATACGGTCGTACTGTTCTTTCTAATCCACTACCTATTTCAAATACAGTACCATTTCCAACCCAGGCAAAAGTAACATTCTCGTCTAGAACTCCAACAGTAAATAATGTTCCAGATCCTGTAAAGTGATGAAGTTGACTTACAGCAGCACTTGTTAATTTTATTTCAAGTGCTCCCATCGGAGTCAATGTTGAATTAACATAAAGATATCCAAAGTCTTCGTATACAGTAGAATCAAAAGTATAAACTTCATCTACAGTTTCATAAGGAGTAGAAGAATCATATAATGTTGGACTATCAGTAAGAGATGAAAAATTTATTGATGTACTATCAAAATGAGGTGCAGAATCAAAAGTCACATCTGTAGATGAAAATTCTGTTGCTGATCCCGGTAAAGGTCGAGTCAAATAAAAATTAGTGGTATAATCTACTACAGATTGTGGTTGTAGGGATAAATCTGCAGCATAATCTATACTTCTTTCAACAGGAGATGTGATACTGCCAAAATCTCCTGTTTCGTAAGTGTTAGTACTTATTATAGAATTATATACATAGATACTCATTTGTAATTTCTACCGACACTTGTAGGTATTCGCAAAAAAGAGGACCGCCATAAAATAGCAATCCTCCCATTCACAATTAAATTATTAAATTTTTTTATTCAAGTATCAATCAAGAGCAACGTTTAGGGTAATCTTGATTTGGTCTCCGTTATTTTGAATTGCGTAAGGACCATTTGTAAATCTTTCAGCATACATTATAGAACTATAAAGAGTTGCGGTATTTAAACCAACAACCGTATTTAATGTTGGATTGATAGAAGGAGTTGTAAAGAATTCATTTGCATTTGGAACAGAGAATACTGTATATACATTAGATGAATGAGTTGTATTTCCAGCTCCAGCTGCAATATATAGGATATCCCCAGCAACTAGTTGGTGACCAGCTGCTGTAATTTTTCCAAAACTAAACTCTACACTTGGATCAGTTGCAACCTGAATGTTGTCAATAAGAGGTTTATCTAAATAAACCACTTTTAATGCCCTATCAACTCCAATAACTTTAGTTCCTGTTTGGACTCCAGCATTTCCCTTAACAAGCATTCCTAAAGTGAGATCATCTACAGTGATATCTGGGTCAATAGTAATATAGGAGTTACCAACGACTCCAATGCATGGATCAACCGCACTTCCCTTGGTAACTGTAGTTCCGATACCAACTGACGCATAGTGAACTTTACCTTGGACAGCGATAGGCATATTATTTGCGCGAGTCACATGATAACCGTAGATATCACCAGCATCTCCAGTAAATGTAAAGGTTTGTTCTGGATATGTAGCGGTTGTACCAGAACCTACTTGATTAATTCTCCAACGCGATCCATTAAGAAGAATTCCAGTTTGTGATGTGTAACTTTGATCATTTCTATTATTTACACAATATGGATAACCTGTATATGGAGCAAATCCATAGGCATTAGTATTACCAATACCATATGGTTCATAATATGCAGTTTCAGAAGGAACATCTGACTCTACTGGAGTCGTGTTACTTGTAAAAAGTTTTAAAACTAGGTTTCTGGGAGACTGGTCAGCAAGACTTGCAGTGTGGTTGTTGTTTGCAACCAAGTATCTGAGTGACTCAAGTTCTCCAATATTTGGAACTAATAGTGCCATTTAAACAACTCCCCTACAGGTTATGATTTTTTAATAACTATCTTTATTTATAATTTTAATTTTAAAGAAACTAAGAAACGATTGATGTTATTTACAGCAATCACATCAAAAGTTAAAATATCTCCAGCAACTACTGCAGTATGCCAACCTATTAAATTATCATCACGAACTTTTCTAGAATTTGTCATCTGTGGATAAGCTGGACCAACTATTGAATGAAAAGTTGGAAATGTGCTATAATTTGATTTTTTTATGTCTAAAGTAAGATCACCCTCTTGATCTGATAAAATCACTAAAGATTCAATAATCCCACTCACATCTAGAGTTAAAGAACCTTTATTTCCAGCAATCATAGAAATAGAACCACTATCAATTACATAATTAATGGTTCTTGTTAAATCTGCAGTTGTCGCAAGAGCTATGATAAAAACATCGTCTCCAGGATTTGGAGCTATAGTAAAAATTATATTATTTGTAGAAACGGTATAATCTTCAATAGGCTCCATTACAAGATTATTTTTTACCACAATCAATTGTTGATCATTGATAGGTACGTAATAATTTGAACTATAATTCAACCCAAATGTATGAGCAACTCCAGTAAATTGAGAGTTTATATTGTCTAGTATTAAATTTCCATACTGAATGGATTTTGTAGGAATTTCATAGTCTACACCAATTCTAAATGGTCCAGGTTCGTTTAAAGTTACTAAGTAATCTGTCATTATGATACCCCTGGTGTTACTAGAACATTTCCTTGAACAGCTCTTGTTTTATAAGAATTTGGAGAAATTAAAATAACATCATAGACATAACGACCCCCTTCAATTGCATCAGTTGCAGTATATCCCATGGAAACGGTAATTTTTCCATTTATTCTATCAGGAAAAGTCAATAGTAATGGATATGCAGTGGAAGAAGTTGGGTGTTTTCTAATTGAAGAAATGCCCGTATACCCAGTCAAATTTAATGGTGCATTATTTGTGTTCCTGATCGTAAAGGTGGCTTGAAAATCAACCCCTTGTTCAAGAACTAAGTTTACATTCCTTGCCGCCATTATAGGAACCCGTTTTCTAAGTATTTATGAGTTGGAGTCTAGTTTAGAAAGAATGAGTCTCATCATATCTTTTATTTCACTTACTTCATTTTTTAATGACTGAATTTCATCTTGTTTTTCAAGTAATAATTTTTTATGTTGCAAATATGACTCATAATCAGATGAGGAACAGTTCAAAACTGCTCCTGATTCAATATCTCTGTAAAGAGAATGGTTATTTTCTATTGGTATCAAATTCATTTTATATTGTTGCTATGGCTCTAAAGTCTCTTATCAATGGTACATATGATGAATTACTTCCTGTCATCAATATTTTAATTTGGAATCCTTGGAACTGTGGTAAATTTTTAACATTATATTCATAAGATCCAAAATCTCCAAGAGCATTTGATGATAAAACATTAGTATCCGACAAACCATTATTAAGTGAAGAATTGATTACATTATTATTAACATCTAGATTAGTATAACCTGGGAATAATTCCCATAAAGGACTTGAATTTTGATCAGACCTAAACAGTCTATACAATACTCTTATATCGTTTGTTGAATGTCTATATGCATCAAATAGTACTTTGAGATTGTCCGAAGATCGTTCTAGAGTAACTATCTTACTTGAATAAATTGCTGCTGTTGGATCAGAGGATGATGTATTTACCCTGAAATCTGATGCATAGTTTGTAACTTTAGAATTAATTCTGTTTCCCGTAGTAATCAAATTAACTCTATCCAAATCTATAACTGGCGAAACCAAAGAATTATTGGTTATCATATCAATTTCTAAAGTAAATGATTTTGAACCAGGGAAATTGGATAGGTATGCAGTTTCATTCACTTTTGAAGCAATAATTCTTGGAGAATCAAAATAATTTGTTTCATTTATAGCTACAGTTTCAAATCCTTGATCTAAGAAAGAAGTTAAGGAGGAATCTGGAGTAGATCCAGAGAATGTTCTTGCTCTAGCAGAAATTGAAGTTCCTGATGGTAACATCAATTGAATATTTGGCCTAATTGCATTAAATGGAATATTTTGGGTAGCTTTTGGACTTCTTCTAGAATTAATTAAAGGAACAGTATCGTAGGAACCACAAGACCTACTAGAAGCGAAATACAATTCTGGGAAAGAATTTGGATTTGAAGAAGATCTATCAGTAATTGCTACACCAGCTATTCCGCCATTGTTTATCTTAATATAATAGTAATCAAGATCATTTGGATATTTAGATTGATCTGCATCAGCTAAATTATGAGTTTTATTTATTCTGTTCAATGAAACTCCAGATAGTTCATATTTGTAAACTAGATTTCCACTGGAATAAGATCCAGAAATAGTTCCTCCAACATTTCTCTGAATTCCAATAAGCGAACTTGTTGATGTAACAACTCCAGTATATCTGATGATTTCATCTTCTACTAAAATATATCCAGGATTTAAATTACTTACAACAATATTTTCAAAAGTTGTAAGTATTCCAACGGAACTTACTACAATTGCGTCAGTTGAAGATGGTGAGATTGTAGAAGTCAATGTAACAGGTCTTACATCGGGTTCAATTCCGCTTAATGTTACATAATCATTATCAGAATACATACCATGATTATTATGAGAAACCCTGAAGTGAAGCCCGTCAGATTTCACATTTGAATATCTTACTGTAGCTCCAGATAAATTAGTTGTACCAGCACTTCCAACATAATATAATGAATCTGTGGAATTTTCATTTATATTACCTTGAACACGATCTAATACTAAAGAGTTGAATGCAGATATTATACCAATATTGTTAGGAATTGTAAGAATTAAATTCTTACCTCTATTATCAGTATCAGAAAAATCAATTGTTAAAGCATCTCCATAAGAATATCCAGTTCCTCCAATAGAAACTGTAGCAGCTACAGCAACTCCACCATTAATTGTTAGATTTACTTTTGCTCCAACACCATCTCCACTTAAAGCCACAACATCTACATTTGAATAAGTTCTAGAAGATGAAGTAAACGCTGTTCCAACATTTGTAATTGCTAATGTACTTCCTATCCCAATGGCTCCACTAAGATTTTTAATTTTAGATGTGAATTTTGTATTATTATTTTGTAAAATTGTTATTCCTGGAACCAAAGCAGTTTGTTCTGCAGAAGTAAGACTTCTTGCAATACCAACTACTATAGATCTGGAAATAGTGTCAAGTGGATTTGGTCTTAAAGTTGCAATTTGTCTATTTCCAATGTTTAACTCTGGATTATAGAATCTTATTGTTGAAGTTCCTCTATAAAACTCACTTCTATAGATTGTTAACTTAAGATCTTCAAGTTGACTTGGATCCCAAGTAGCTCCATTTTGAGATTTAAATAGAGATCCCAACAATGGTTGTTGAGAAACTACAACTCTCTCAGACTCAACTCTATTAATAGTTGTAATATCCTGTTCGCCCATTCGGGAAATCCAAACAGTATATTCATCTGAAGCTGAAAGTAAAACAACACAATATGCTTGACCACCTTCACAATAAACTGGAGATGGGAACGTAAATGTGGTTGGAGTCAAACCATCAGCAGAAATATTTACCTGAGCTGGATCAAGTATTACTTCCCCAAAAGGAAGAATTTCTTGCGTAGGCAAACCAGTCTGCATCGTTCTGACTTGTATTGTGACAGGTAAGTTTCTCTGATCTTTAGTTCTGAAAAATATGTCCACTTTTGAAATAAAAATACCAGGTCTATCAGTAACTTCAAATGATTGAGCTAATGGATCAACCCATCTAGTTTGTCTTACTGTCCTATCTGTAAATGAAGTAGATGCAACTGTATTAGTTTCACTTTCCCTCGTAGTTCTGGATTCAGTTCTTGGTACTCTTTCAATGGTTGCATTTCTAATTCTAAGAGTAGATTCTTCAACATTATTAATAGTTCCTGCTGCTGTATAAGTTGCTTCTCCAGTACTTTCACTTGTACCACCAACGGTTCTATTCTGTTCGCTTGTAGTTAGTACAAAAGTTTTTGTGCCTGTTTCAAAGGAAGGCGTAGATGGTAGAGTTGAATCAGGAATATAGAAAGATCCAATAAGAGTTCCAGCCTCATCACTAACAAGTCTTAAATTACTAACTCTAGCAATAGCGCCACTTGTTTCACCGCGAAGTTGCATTCCATTTACAATATAACCATAAAATCCAGATGCAGCTTGCAATTCTAAACTTGCAGTATCTACATTAAGTAAAGAAGAAGTGCTGGAATACGAAGTTGGAATGGTTTCACTAATGTTATATGGATTTGTTACGAATATTTGTGTTGGGTTATTATATGGTCCATACTTATGATTCAACTTAGCTAATCTAAATCTTATAGAAACAGTACCTAAAGTTCCTGAAACTGTTTCTCCTAGAGAAAAAGTTCCACTTTGCATTTGTATTTCTACTAATTTTGGAGTTATGTAATTTGTTATCGCTACATTATCAAAGAATGCATATAATCTAGTTCTTGGTTTTAATCTTCTACCAATAAATTCTATATTTCTAGAACGCATTCTATGAATAATATCTGTTGATACTACTCTATCTCCAAGATTGGTGGTATCAATTCGTTGACCAACCCTATATTGAATTCCCTGTCTACTTTGATTTGAAGTAGTTAAAGTGGTTACATTATTAAAATTGATAAAATTATCTCTTAGTGTTGTTGCAGTAGTAATTGGAATACCTCTTCCATGTTGAAAAGATCCTGTGGTAGTAGTACTGGATCTAGTGTCAGTTCCGGTTTGAATTCTACCTATAAATGCAGTATTTGTTGTAGTTGTACCCGTCCAACTAGTTTCCCAAGATGCCCAATCGGTCGGAGAAAGACCTGTATTTGTATCTACTCCAAGTTGTTGAACTGCGCTGCTATAACTACCTTCCAAATCTATATCTCTTCTACTTCTTCTTGTTTCAATCCAAGTATCTGTTGCAGGATTTAGTTCAATTACACCAATCCAGTTAACTACATTAAACGGATTTACATTTTCAGATTTGGTAGCAAACCTATTTTGCAACCAAACAACGTCGGTATATTTTAAACAAACAACGTCTCCCACTTTAACTGAATTTGGTGATCCTAAATCACTAACAAATCTCAAATCTGCATTTGGATTAGAAGTATTTGCGGTCCCCACAACTGCTTCAGATCCAAGTAATAAATCTATAGAACTTGTATAATGTTGAGGTCTCACCACACCTTCAGTAGTATCTATACTACATCTATGAAGAGGGTCTCCTAAAGATCCGGAAAGATTAGATTTAAAATTATCTACCAAAAATCCAGATTTAAATCTATCTAGTCCTGTAGTAGCATCTCTTATGACTAAGTTTCTTGTTTCACTTTCCAAAAGACTTAATGAACTATAATATTCTACATTTTTTAATCTATCTTCCAATAGAGATATATCTTTCATTCTATATCTCTTGTGACTTACTAACTTAATTTTAATTTGTTCAATATTATAAACATATGGAGGTAGAGTTATTGTAGCAACTTCCATACTTCCATCAACTGGATCTGGAGTTACTGGTGTTACAGAAGGGACTCCTTTTGTTAATACAAATTGTCCCGTTCTATCTATATAAAGCCTATCAATTCTACCTAGATAATACTTATAAGATAAATTTAAATTTTTATTTTTAGCTAAAATATATGAAGAAGAGTTTGTGGGATTAGAAAAAGTTCTAGCACTCCACTCAAAAGGAGAAAAAGTAGCCGTAATTGGATTGTATGGGATAACTCTTGGACGTAAATCAATCAAATCTGTGGTATTATTCCCATCAAAAACTATCGTATCATTTGTAAACCTATTACTATCATACGAATTTGCTACGACTAAATCACCTTCATCAGAGGGATTAATATAATAATAATTATATACTATTTTTAATTTCTTAGATGGAGAAGTTGCCGAAGATTTTCTTTCAATATAAGAATAATTTATGATGTCTTTTTCTTGACCAGAATTAAATTCAAAATCATTTGCAATATTTCTATCTCCTTCTATTGCATAGTCAACGTTTGCAGTTAAGTTTGATTCTAAAAATGTTACTCTTTCATCTTTTATAAAAGTATTTTCATTAACATAAACAAAGTCAACGCGATTACTACCATTATTTAAAACCAACATTGCCCTAGCATTACTAGAGGATCCATATATAATTTCACCAGTTACTGTATTTAAAATATTGGTATTTAAATTTTTTATTTGTAATTTAGGTAGATCTGGTTCATTTGTATCGTTAGATTCAAAAATACCAATAATTTCTGTTGCATCTGGTACTTGTAGAGAAATTTTATCATCCTGCACTCTTGTACCGTAAATGGGACTGTAGGTTAACCCATCATTTAAAGAAGTGTTTCCTACTCCAGAAGCAACTAATGAAGATCTACTAATATCTAAAATTCCAGCCCTTTTATGAATTTTTCTTCTTGGTTTTAAATTTTGTTTTTTGAGTGTCGCTATTAATGTTGCAGATCCACTAGCCACACTTAAGTCAACAAAAGTTACAGTTCTGCCAGCAGTAATTGTGAATTTAGTTTCATCTAATGGTTCAATTGTACCATTAGCATAAACTATTGTATAATCTTCTTCATCAAAAGGTTCCGCCGTTATAGTAGTATCCGATTCTAAAGTTATAGTAAAACTGTTTGATGATATTGTTACTGGATATGATTTTCTAAAAATTAAATTTCCAGAACTAAGATCTACTGATGATATATTTCTATGCTCTAATCTTTCATACAAGTAAGCTTCTCTAGAATTTAATATTCTTGAAACTACTTTAAAAACTTCATTAGAGGTTATCTGACCAGTTGGAAGAGTTCCAGAACAAACATTAACAACATTAGTGGTTGCTTCAACTATTATAGACCTAGATGAAGCATTTACAGTAGTTACTCTATTGTATGTTGGTAAAATTTCACCGGGTTTAGTGTAAGAAATTATATCTCCGGTTTGAATTCCTATACCAAAATTTATATTGGAAGTTGTGATGGTACTTATTCCAGAATTAGCTGTAGATATAGTAAATCCAGAGGTTACTGGTGCTAATAAAATATTTTGATTTAAAATTGGGTCTGCAGTAAATATATTACCAGATAATCCAGTGCCAGCTATCTGATGCACATCGGATATTGAATAATCATTTACTTTACTAATAATCCTGGTGTTTTCTACACGATTTATTATTATAGCTTCTTGTAGTGAAAACTTTCCAGTAGTTTGATAAAGAACTAATTCATTAGTATTTGAGGCATTTTTAGCTAAAAATCCTGTTGCTCCACTATTTTTACCTTCAATATATGCAGGTGTAGACAGAGTAATGGTTGTGTTTAAATTTAAGTATGTATAAGTTTGAATATCATACAAAACTGTTTCAAAAACTGATCCATTATTAGTATATGAAGAATTTTTAAGTTTTAAATCATAAATTCTTGCTACACCAACTTGAATTCCAGAAGCTGTCCCTTGAGTACTAGTACGATTTGAAAATAATCTTACTTGACTTGTAGTACCAAAACCAACATTAGTGGTTCCAAATACATTATTTAATTCTAATTGATTTCCTAAATTTATAGTTATCGAAGTATTGTCATTTGAAGCCGTAGTTCTGGGTTTATCAACATCTAAGTTAATTGTACTAATAGTTTCTACTTCATATCCCCTAACGTAGGCTTTACCTGGAGATATTTGTAAATTAAACAGATCATCACTTGGAATATTCCCTTGTGTAGTTAGTTGAGTAAAATTAAATACTCCGTTATTACCAATTCCATTGTTTAGTGCTTCTTTAGCTGCGACCGCAAATGGTTTTATATAATAATCTCCAGATTCATCATATGTTCTTCTAGCTAATATATCAGTAATTAACTTGTCTAATTCTACTTTTTTTACAAATCTAGATAAAAATCCATTTTCAACTCGCATCAGTTCTATAAAACTTTCATCATTAAAATCATTTAACGATTTTTTAGCCAAATTTACAGATATTTTTAATCTATCCGCTCCAGGAGCAGCAAAATTAGAGAACCCTCTAGCATTATCAAAAAGATCTTGATTATTTTGTGATGCTACTGATATTTGTTCATTAATATTAAGTCCTATACGATAAGAAGGTGTATTACTATACTGATCTAATATTAAAGTTTCTGCGAAAACATCTACAAAAAATCCTCTGATAAAATAAACTCCCGTCTCTATTTTGGCTGCAGATCCAATGGTTGAAGAATTATTAATGATACATGTAGCAAAAGTTGAATCTTGTCTTATACTGCCAAGACCATAATCAATAGTTTCAATTGATACTAAATCTTCACCATTTTGAAATACTGAAGTTGAAAAGCTTCCTTCTCCAGAACTTTGATATTTTATGTACAAAGTATAATTATTATTTTCTGATTCAGAATCTGTTATTATTTTTTCTACTTTTGCTGTTACGCCACTAGTAGCTCCTTTTATTTGTTTACCGGTAAAAAACGAAATATAAGTTGATACGGGAAGTCCTAGATGACTTGGATCTATCTGAACAGAAGTATATTGAGAATCGTAAGCAATGTTTCCCGGAATAACAACCGCACCTTCTTTGAGAAAATGTTTTCCAAATTTTTCAACCTGATCTTGTAAGATAGTTTGTAAAGTTGTTAACTCTCTTGCTTGTATGGGAGTTCCTGGCTTAAATAATACCTTTTGATAATTCTTTTTTGAATCAAAGTCATCAAAATATGGAGATGTGTTAAGATTGGTATTTTGTGCCATTTTATTTTAGAACTCCAGTATAACTTTGATATCTTCCTTTTGATTTGCAGATCTTGGAATTGGGGCCCTGTTATCTATGTATATTATTTCTCCGGACTTTACGTTATATTCTGCTGAAGAAATTCCGGAAACAAAGTTCAGACCTAACTGATATATTCTATTATTTATTGTGGTAGTAATACCTATAAATCCAGTATCTATAGATAAAGCTGGTCCAATAATAGAATTACAGTTGATAGTTATTCCATATCCAGCAACAGGTGTTGATGTAAAAGGAATAATTTTATATCCAGATTCACTCGATGCTAATCCAGTTGGTTGATAGTATTTCAATACTCCTGTGATTGGATCCCAAGACGCAACATATCCTATAGCGGTAGAACCTAACCCAACAGTTTGTTTAATAATAGAATCTACAGCATAAGTTGTATTTGTTGTTACTCCAGCTAATTTCAATCCTTTAAGTCCACTAACTAAGGAGGCATTAAGAACTTCTACGTCACTATTAACAACAGTAGGATTTCTCATTATTCCCACTCTAGCAAAATCATTTCCAATAATGATATCTGGATTTGCATCTAAAGTTTCATATCTAGAGTAGAGTAAAACTCTATAAGCTCCTAATTCTCTGTAAATATTATACCCATGACCACCTTTAGGAGGAATAACGACATTAAAAGATGCTTTCGATGTTGTTCCAATACCAGTATTACTTAACTTACCTAAAGGTCCATTAATATCACTTCCGGGAGCTCCAGGAAAAAATTCTATAGTTCCATAAGTATAATCTTTCCCACCTTCTGTAACGAAAATTTCAGAAACTTTTCCAAAAGAATCGATAGTAATCGTCGCCTTTCCATCCGTTCCATCGCCTAGTATTGGTACATTGGAAAATGAAGTGGAAATTGGTTGATAATTACTTCCTCTATTAGAAATTAAAATAACTTCAATTTTTCCATCTATGGAATTATTTTTAGTAGAAATACTTTCTCCGGTCACTCCCCAATCTTCTGGAACTGGTATATACTCTATGGACTCAAATTTTATTATTTCCGATGGTTTTATCGTATAAACATATTTCCAAAGATATCCGTCTCCACTTGATCCCGAGGCTCTTGGTTCAAGATCAATAAATGTTGGTTGATCATAAGAAGGCCTTCCTTTTGGATTTTCTGGATCTGTTCCATTTTGTAAACAAACATAAACTCTAAGATCTTCATTAACAACATAATAATTTGCTTCATATAAACTAGTATTACCAGTTACTGGGGTGGGATTATATACATTATAATCATGTCTGTACATTTCATATGTGTTACCACTTACCCACTGAACTTTTCTTACCAGTCTTCGTACATCTTGACTAGTAATTTGTTTCATTGCAATAATACTTTCTTTTATCTGATTTTCCTCTCTAAATCCATCTAGTGGAGAAGGGGTATTATTAATCCAGATTGGAGATCCACCAGATTGAACACTAGTAGAATTTGGCAACCCAATAAAAGTATAATATTTATTACTAGTATCTCCAACACCAGAGACACTCTTTACAAAATTTTCTGCATTTAGGATTCTAAACTGATCAGATATGATGGCAGGCATTTTTTAATTAGACTTTTTTTTATTTAGTTACTTAAATTGGGTCTTGTTCTGATAACCCTAGGAGAAGTCGATAAACCGGTTAATCCATTATCTGTATACACATCAAAAGATTTTGATCCACCTAAAGATAGTGACCTATTTTGGAAATCATAAAGTTTAGACCAACTATATCTCCCGTAAAAACCATTAGTATTAATGCCAGAGAAAGTTGAAGTATTAGAATCATAAGTTCCTCTATCGGAAACTGAAACTGATGTTCCAGAATCTGGCGCAAAATGACAAGTAACTGTTACTATTCCTGCAAAAGGAGTTGTTACATTTTCAACAATATAAACTCCATCTAAGAAATTAGTTGCTATTCCAATTTTAGAATTTGGATAGTTACTCATTCCGCCCAATAATGTAGATATTCCTATTAAACTTCCATCTGTTTGAACATTACTTTGACTAATAACAAAATAATCTCCTTTTTGAAGTTGAGATGCAGTCACACCAAAAGTATTTGGAGATGAATATCCAATACCGAGAGTACTATTGTCATAAGTCTCAGATTTTAATCTAAAGTCTATTTTTGGCGAAGTTGTTCCTATACCTGGTGTTCCGGCTAAGAAAGTAGTTACTCCGATGATGTTTCCATAATCACCTTTTACCTTAAATGACCTTATTAATTCTTTTTTAAAAATTTCAGACTCTATTATAACGCTTGGAATATCATAATTAAAATATCCAAATCCCCCATCTGTTATATTAATAGATGATACTTGACCATTAGTTACTACGGATTGAGCAGTAGCTCCGTGATAAACAGGAGTCGATGTTATAATTGTTCCAGCAGCCCCAACAGCAACAAATGTGCCATCCAAACCTAAACTATTTGCAAATAAAGCATCATTAAGTTGGTTTGATTGCAAAGTATTTCTATAAGTCCAATTTTGAAGATCAAAAGAATAATACATCTTATTTACAGAAGTAATACCAACATATAACCCATCAAAGTAAGTTATGTCTATAATATTTTCAGAAGAATTGATATTATTAGAAACTACTTGATATTGAGTACGATTGATAGATTTTAATATCGTACCATTATTACCAACAACTACAAATTTACTTCCATCAAATATTACTTCGTTATATTTTTGGAATGATGGTACTCCACTTTGGTTAATTTCCCAAGAAGTTCCATTATCAGAGGAAATAACTGTTCCATTACTACCAACTGCGACAAAATACTGATTACCATAAGCAATAGAATTCAAATCTTGATTAACTCCGGAATATCTACTTACAAATCTTGAAGTTATTATTCCAGAAGAAGTAAATATAGATCCACCTGTTCCAACTACAACCCAACCATTACTTCCATAAGTTATAGAATTAAATGACCCATTATAAGTTGTTGGATTATAGCCGATAACACCAACTCCAACTAGAGTAATTTCTTCAAAACAAGGAATTTGATCCCAAGAAGTTATTGTAGAACTATATCCAACAGCTTGAGCTATTTTTGCCTTAGTACCAACTGTTAAGATGATATCAGAGGATCCGATACTAACTTTTTTAACAGACTTCAAATTAACAGTGCTTCCAACTCCAACATTACCAGTAGTCCAAAGTTGACCATCAAAACTATAAGCAAATAAAGAACTATTTCCCACTGCTACAAATTGATTTCCGTATGATATATTATTAAATACAGATGAACTAGTTATTCCGCTGATATTCACATATTTCCAATTATATATTGGGTCTTTTTTCTTTATAGAAGATGTAGATATTCTAACTTTGGGAGATAAAGTATTTGCATAACCAACTCCAGCATTTGCAATAATTATTGAAGATACTGTTGATGCTCCCGAAACTGTTGCTTGACCAATAGAATCTATTACGGTTCTATTTTCTGTAATAAATATGTCTCTAATATTTTCATTTAGTTGATCAAGATCGGAAAATAGTGGAAAAGCATTATCAACATAAATTACATCATCTGAAGCCTCTATTTTTTTAATTATATGCGCGTTTGGAAAAATATTAGCTTGTACACTAGGTCTAGATTTAGAGAACAACGTGCCAGAAATGATTCTATCTTGTTTTTGTTTTTTCCATGTCAATGGTCTAAATTTAGAAACATCATCATCAATTCCAATACTAGAATAAATGAAAGTATCCAACTGGTCCGAAGAAGTTAAAGTTTTTACAACTCTATCAAATTGTTGTATATCAAAAATATCAGTTGCACTTTCTTGAATAGTAACAGTATCACCTTCTTTTATAGTTTTCGGTGGAGTTATTTCACTTACATCTACAGAAGATCCTCTGTAATATAAAATGGTACACTTTGATCCGGCTATCGGTGCTTCAGTAAAGATAACTCTACTACCTCTAAACGTATAAGAATACGTAGGATCTTGTAAAATATCATTTAAGAATATGAATATATTGTTTGTTATATCTAAATCACTTCCAGTTGGAGTTCTTAAATTAATAATTTCAGTCACTCCATTAATTTCTGTGCTTAGGGTAAATTTCTTTCTAAATCCATTAAAAGAATTGCTGATATCATTGAATTTAATAAATTGACCCGGATAAAATCCACTAAATGAGTCGGTTTCTACTACATCTACCGTTAAAACAAATTCTGTTAACGGTCCACTATGAACCGTTGGTATCCCAACCACTTTTAATTTATCGCCAACTTTATAACCAATTCCAGGATTATCAAATTTGAAGTCAATAATACTCGATCCAGAACCAACCTCTACTGTTATTTTAGCTTGCTGGCCCACGCCAGATGTTCCTCCAGTGTACGCTAAACCAAGATTACTATATCCAGTAGGTATTCCAATTACAACGGTTGGTGGCGAGGTTATAGTGTATCCAATTCCAGGCGTAACAACTTTTATAGAAGTAACAATTCCCAAAGTTGTTCCACTTGTACCGACAAATGCTACCAAACTTGCTCCATACCCAATCGTAGAAGCTAAACTGACTGGCGGAGCATTTCTATACCCTGAACCACCACCATTAACAACAATTGATGATATTGTTCCGGCAGCAGAAACTATTGCATCAGCTGATGCTACTAACCTTGGTTGATATCCAAAAGAAGTACTTATCGAAACTACAGAAATTCTTCCTGCTGATGGAGTTCCACTTAGAAATGCCAAGGAGTTAGTTATTGAATTTTCAACTGTTACATCAACTGATGGAGTTTGAAAAACACCATTGATAAAAATTAATGGATTATTGCTGATATTACTACTATTATTAACATTATTAAATAATGTCGTGGTCGTGTTACCATCAACCTTTACAGTAAACTGAGTTGCAGCTATACCAGTGAATGAATTTGAAATATCATCTAGTATAATATTTTTATCTCTTGGTTCATTCGCATTAATTTGTCTGGAAAAAACTCTTCCAGAGAATGATGATCCCGTCTGAACTCCTGTTGGACCAGTTAGTCCATATGGTGCAGTAGCAAAAATTATAGTATCTCCAACTATATTAAATTTACCTTTAAATACAGTTCCAGCTATACCAACACTGTGTATTCCAATAGTAGATCCAAAAGAACCTCTTTCTACATCAAGTTTATTTTGACTTAATAAAACATTTTTTACATTTAAATATTCATTATTTAATGCAATAACATCACCAACAACTACAGATGTTATTCCTGAAGAAATATTTAAGATTGTAGTTGTTGCAGTAGAAACTGCTGATGATAGTCCAATAATTAATGAAGTTCTAGATAAAGGTGGTTGAACAATATTATCAATTGATATAAATGCATTTGCATTAGGATTTTTAAGACTCAAACTATGTGATCCAATTCCTAACTGAGTTATATTTAAAAATGTTGAACTAGTAGATAATCCAAGCAATCCAAACTGATTATCACTTAACTTATATACAAATACAGTTTTAGGTAATATTTTTGATCCAAGAACGGCCGGAGAGAAACTTACAAAATCAAAACTTGATCCACCCAGGTAAGTTCCGGCTATAGATACTATAGAGGTTGTGGCATATCCCACACCGCCTTGGACAACATCAACTACTGATACATATCCAGAACCATTTCTCGTTACATTGAAAATTGCTCCATTTGTATCTGTAGAAGGAACATTTAAGTATGTTTCATTTGCTCTAGTTTGAATACCTGTAGGTCCTACTGAAGATATTTTAAAAGTTAAATCGTTTGTTGGTGTCACTCCACCGAGATAAGTTCCAGCGATAGAAACGGTTTGTCCAACAGAATAACTTCTTCCACCTTCCATCAATATGACTGATGTTGAAATTGGTTGTCCGGTTGATGAATTATAATTTATAAGTATATTAAATCTTGCATTAGTTCCAATTCCAGCAGTACCTAGTCCTACAGCTTGTAAATACAGTTTAGAAGTTGGTCCAACTGGAGATAATACTGTAGAAACTCCTGTAACTGAAGTTGTTATAGCAACGGAATATCCATTTTCAAAAATTGCAGTACCTGTTAGTTTATGCACTTGCATTAACACCGTAGCACCAGATCCAACATAAGAAGTTGTAGCTATTCCTATTGGACTTCCGTCAGAGAAATTATAATCAAGTTCTTGACCTGTTTGATAATTATGATTAAAAATAGTCAGTGTATTACTAGAAAGAGAAATTACATTTTCAGATGCAGAATTAAAAACATGTTTAAAAAGACTTGTTCCTTTATTTTTCAGTTTAAAGGTAGTAAGTCCAACTATTCCACCACCCAATGTAAGTGACGGATATGTCATAGTTGGAGCAAAAGATGTACCTAATCCAATAATAGTTGTTATAATTCCTACATAGTTTCCTAAAGAAGTTCTAACATCAGCACAATCAGTTGTTCCATAATTTTCAGTTGGAATACCAGAAAGACTACTATTACCTATAGCAACCGTTAAAATACCAACTAGAGTATTAATATTCGTCTGGATATCTAAGTATGAATTAGTAGTTGTATTGACCCCAGTTAAAGGATCTGGTTCTATAGTCAAATTTCTTGCATACAACTGATTTGTAATCGCTTGCTTCATAAAATATTTGGAAGTTTCAAACACCAATATTGATTGAGATTCTTCTCCAACTAATCCATTGGTCAATGCAACACCAGCACCATTAAAATATTTTTTAGTATTATAAATTGTGTGTTGATTAGTACCGTAGGAAATATCTTGAGCAACACCATCTATAATATATCCAAGATCTCTAAAACATTTTAGTCCACCTGTATTATATGTTCCAGGATTTGCGATGGGAAGAGTTGCTGTCGATCCAACAGAAATAATAGTACTAACTATTCCAACCAAACTTATAATGGTATTTTGTACATCTGTGCAAGCTGCGGTTGAGGTTATTGCTACGTTTCCACCCCCACCTCCAAAAATTGTTGGTCCAGGAGTAGAGTTTAAATTTTTTAAGGTTAATCCATTTGTAACTGCAGTTCTCATTAAAGTCTGAGCTTGACCGAATGCAAATGTAGATTCAGCTACCTCACCCACTAATCCGTTTACAATGGGCAATCCGTTATCAAAATATTTTAATACAAATAGACGAGAATAAGCATTTCCGCCCGTGAATAGATCAAGGGAGATAGCATCAACCAAATATCCTAAATCTCGTTTACAGGAAACTTCAGTAGCAGCTATTGCTGGATAAACTGCAACTGTATTATTCCATGCAGTGTTGACAATTTCAGTTCTATTAATTTGTATCAATTGGTACGCACGATAATATCGTGATCTAGAATTAGTTTGACTATCTCCTGGGAAATAAAATCCTGTTGGGAATCCAACCGCAACTGCCGATAAAGATCTGTCTTGAATTTCTCTCTTATTGAGTAAAATTAAATTGCGAGCATTTTTAAATTTTGTAGATGTAACATTTAATGGATCTTGAATAATTTCAAAATTAAATTTTTGTGCAACAGCAGTTTGATACAGTGTTGGGGGAGTTTGATTATTGATTATATATTGACCAATAAATTTAACATAATTATAAGCAAATAAAATTCGATCAGTTTCAGCTGAAGTATATGAATATCCGGCATTCCAATAAGAAAGTCCAGCTTCTACGGATAAATTATTGGAGTTATATTTTAGATCATGTGTTACAGCGTCAACTATGTAACTAACATTATATGTTGTGCTTAATCCAATATTAGGATAATTAAATTGAACAAAGGACAGAACTTCTTGTTGAATAAATTCATTATTCAATTCTAAGAGAGAAGCAGCATCGGCATATCTACCATTTAAATATACTTCCGTAGTACCAGTAAATTCTGGGCTAATATCATCTATTCTTAATACTTTGTTTGTTTCATTTAAAATATATGGTTTGAGCTCAACTCCTTCAGTAAAGAAAATTTTATCTGTAGATCCATCTGGATAAAGATCATCTTCATAAACTAGTGCATAATTTTTTATTGATGCAAAATCAACTTCACTATCAATATTAAATAAGAGTGATGAACTTGAACCCAATAATTTGGGTTTCATATTTTCCGATTTTGAAATACCTACTAAAACTTCATTAGAAGTTGGTTGAGTATATAAAGTATAATCTGAAAATTCTTGAAATCCAGATGGATGAACGATTGATCTTACAGATTCTCTCCATGTTGAATATGGAACATTAGTTCTTAATGAATAAGAAAACTTCTGATAATAAAAATTATCAGAAATTCTTTGTTGAAACTCATTTAAAATACCATCGTTATTTGAAGAATTTTCTTTATCTCTAATTGCACCTAATGTTGAATTTAGTTCAAAAGAGCTAAGATACTCAACAACACCGGTAATTTTTGAAGTTTCTCCAAATAATGAATCTCCTATTTTAAAGGTTCCAGAAGAATCGATAATTCTCATCTGATTTAATTTATCATCCCACCCGTTTTCCATTATTCTACCACTAAATCCAGGCGAAACTACCTTCTCAGAAGATTGATATGTAACATCGTCTTTTAAGACCATTTCAAAAGAAGCCATATCTTTTTTATTAATTACGTAACCTCTTCTTTCATCATCATATGTTCCGAAACTTCCAGTGGATATTCCAGACATACTATAAGTTATGGTATTATTTGAAGTGCTTACTCCAGTAACAGTGAAGAAAGTATAATCATATGATGAGGAATTAAAATTTGCTAGTCCACTAGTTTGACTAGTTAGAGTACATTTTTCAATAAAAATTTTATCCCCAATTGAAAATGGAAACTGTACTATAGTTGATCCATATCCAATATTAACTAATGGATATGAAATTGGTGTATTTAATAGTTCTATCGTTACGTCATTACCAGATATAGTGAAAGCATCTATTTCATATCCATTGGAATTATAAATTGGAATTATTTCTAATGGAGAACTAAGAGATGTGGAATTTTTTATAATATCAACTTTAACTATAGACCCTCCACTAATAGATGATTTTAATTCAATATTTCCACCATTTTTTACAAATAAAACAGGAGCTGTATTATATTTTTTACCCGCATTTAAAATTTCTATTTTATCAATTGTTCGTATATTTTTTATTCCACAAACTATTATTGAGGATAATTGTGCAGATAAAGTTGGGTCAGTAGGATAATCAAATCCATCTTTTATTCTTGTTAATGTTTCAATTTTTCCAATATCATTGGATATTAACTTAAGAACAGCATTGTTTCCGGAATCAGATACAATCCTAGAAATAGTTGGTAATTTTAAATATCCTCTACCACCAAAATTAACTTTTACATCTTCAATAGGACCATCTGCATTTTCAGATGTAGTGGTATAACTTATATTTGCACTTGGTAATATTTGTAGTTCAGTATCAGTTAAATTCTTTACTGAATTAAAAGAAAAAGCATTGTCACTATTAATTAAATCTATATTAATTTTAGTATTTAATTGATGTTCGATTACAGTAATTTTATTGAACGATACTACTTCTTCATCAGTTGATATTTGATTTTTAGATTGATCTAATGGACTTATTGGATTTAATTTATAATATAAAACTTTTGGAAACTCATTAACATTTGTGTTAATAGTTATTGAAGCGTTTGTTTGTCCTGGAATTCCAGATCTCGTAATAGCAAATCCATCGTTAAAAAGTCCAATAAATTCTATTTTTCTAGTGAAATTGCTATCAACATAAAAGTCAAGTGACATATCAGATAGTGAGGCATCAGACAAATCAAAAGATATTATAGATCCCTTGTAAGGAGTTATTTGTGGATTAATAATTTTTATTGATTGTGAACCTCCAGATGAAGGAGATGTTATATCAATTTCTTTAGAAATGAAGATATCACTTTCATATTCACAAAAAGATATAATATCTACATCTTTTTTAAAAATATAATATACTCTTCCATTTGTTAATCCACCTAATGGATTATCAGCAAAATAAACAACTTTTGTTCCATTTTTTATATTTCGGAAAGAAGTATTTTTTATAGAATTATTTGAAAGTGAAACGTTTGAATTATTAAAAGTATATTGTCCAATTAAAACTTTTCTATTAATTTTATCAAAAAATAATTTATGTGATTCAGTTAAAGTACTTAGAATTTTAAACTCAACTTGGTCACCAACAGATAGACCATGGTTTTCCGATGTGGTTACAATTCCAGAAACTCTGTTTACACTAGCAGTAAGATTTTGATTTTGAGTTGTAAGTGAATGTGCCGATCCAACAACTCCAAAAGCTTGGTCTATGTTCCAAAATTCTACACAGGCCAAATCTGTACCTATACCTGTAGAAGTTGTATACCCAACTGTTGATATACCTATGTAATCTTTTCCTAGATTTACAGCATAAACTGTTTGATTATTAACAATAGTAAAAGATACTCCAGAACCAACCTTATTGATATACAAGGGTGTTCCACTAAGTCCAGCATTATATGTCAGGGGTTGACCTGTGTAGAATTTGTGGTTTGGTAAATAAATTGATTTTGCAGGTATGAATCTAGATTCAAAAGAAGTGGTTCCTAATCCAACTACAGTCCTAGTTATTCCAGAAAATCCTGTTCCAACAGATTCTTTTGGATCGAAAAATGTAGTTGTATTGGGAATAAAGACTCCAGCTATTGGATTTTCAGTTTTAAAGGTAAATTTCTTAGGAAGAAGAACAACATCATCTATTCCAGAAGTATGAACTCCCGTATTGGAAATTCTGTTCACAAAGAATCCAGATCTTTGTGGAGAAATTCCAGTTATTAACAACGTTTCTGTTCCTATTCCAATAAAATCATTTACAGAAAAACCAGAAATATCTTTTACTTTTATAAAAGTAGATATTCCAGTGACTGCTTGTGTAGGAATACTTTCTATTAATTGAACTACCTTATCATTAACATTAATTTTATATAAACCTTCTAACTCAATTGCAGATATTGTAGAAACTCCAGAAATAGTTACTGGTTCTAAATTATAAAATTGATGAGGTGTATCAAATTGTGCTTCAATCTGATTATATTTGGGGACAAAAACTACATTTGAAAAAGATTTCGATTGTACGGAGATATTTTTAATTTCCTTTCCCTTTAATTTTGATATTACAATATTGGCTCCAGTTCCACCTGAACCTTTATTATCCAGAAGAATCAAATCATTTACTTTATAATTGTGGCCAGGAGAAAATATTGAAACGTCTTGTATTGTTCCAGAATTTAAATTTGTAATTTGAAATTCTTGTTTATAATTATCGGAAACATTATCTATGAGTCCATAAGATGATCTTGAATAATTTAAATAGTATGGTCCTACATTTCTTGTGACTTCATTTGTAAAAAAGTCATATCCTTGATTATATATTGGTAAAAAGTTTTCTTCTAATGGTATATTATTAAATGTTGGTCCAACAATATATGGATATCTATTTTTTGCTACTTTAGAAATGTCAATATCAACACTGTAAAAATATGCATAAACTCCATCAGGATATTCTGGAGTTACACAAAATCTCCCATTATGTTCATCAAGATCTCCAGAACCATCATACACATAATCATTAACAAAGTATCCTGCTTGAAAACTAGATGGTCTAATATCTGGATCTGTAACCGCTTTTAATACATAACTAGTTTTTATTTGTCGTATTGCTCCTCCAGAAGCATTTCCATATCCGTAAGGTCCATATATAGGGTTTCCATCATAAGCATATCCAAATATAGGAGAATGTCGCAGTTCTCCTGAAGTTTCTTTATTAGATGCAGTAAAATTATCAGAAAGTTGATATCTTAATTTTTTTGGAATGTAGTATGAACAAACTTGCAGTCCTAACTCTTGATTTTGAGGGTCTAAAAGAATAGAATCATCGTTTTCATTGGTATAATTTTGAAATTTTACTACTTGATCAACTTTCCATTGTTTTAGATTTGCCAAAAACTTTGCACTCTTTCCTCTATTTTCCAGTCTTATACTTGTATTTGATATGCCATATCCAACTCCACCATCAATTATATTGGTTTGAACTAATTTTCCTTCAGAATTAATAATTGGTTCAATTTTAGCAAAATCTCCATCACCTGTAATGATAATATCAGAGTCTTCCCTATACCCTTTACCACCATTGGTTATTTTAACATCCACAATTTTACCATTAACAACAATAGGAACCAAGGAAGCTTCAGATTTTATACTAGATACTCCTACAAAAGGTCTCCTATGAAAATTTACTATATCTGTGCATCCGTAAGAAACCCCACCAGTTTCCAAATAAATATCTTCTATTTGTCCCAGAACTACCGGTTTTAAGATCGGAGAAATTATAGATGTGGATCCCAAAGAAGAAGTAGCTTCTACACTTATTGTTATAGGCGGGTATCCAATAATATGTGTTCCGACTCCAAGAGACTCAAATTTAATATATTTTTTATTTACATAATTATCAGTGGTTAAACTGGAAATTCCAACTCCAGCGAAAGAAAGTTTAAATTTATTTTCATCTAAAACTTTTATATAATAATAATGGGAAGTATTGAGTCCAGATATTGGTGTTCCCGTAGTAGAATAAGTAACAAGTTCAACATCTGAAAATCCGTGATTTGGAGCAAAAACATATGAATCAAAAGTATTGATTCCAATAGTATCATTATCAAATGATAAGACCGATAAAACTTTTACTTTTCTGTTTGAATATCCTTGTCCAGGATCTTTAACATAAATCTCGGTTATTGTATTTTTACTTTTTAAGGTACTAAAATAATGAAATCCAGAACTAACTCCAATAATATTAACTTCATTAATTTTCTTTAGAGATTCTTCTTTTGTTGTATAAAGTTTAATTTTACTATCACTTACTATTCCAACATAATAAGATGACCCATTTACTAATCCAGGCACGTCTAAATTAGTATTTGAATCATATACTATCTCTTCCCCATCTTCAAAAGCAATATTTGTTAAGAACGAAATAATATTATTTGTATCGTCAACATTTATTTCTGATTTAAATCCATAAGATAATCTTGATTTCACTAAATTCGATTCTAATGAACAACCCGCTCCATTACCACCAAAAATATTAATTTTGGGTTTAGATTGATATCCTATTCCTGGAGAGATTATTTTTATTTTTTCAACTTTACCTGATAGATTTGCATGAGCTTTTGCGCCGAGTCCTGATGAATCTATAATTTCAATAGTAGGAGGATTTACAACATCATATCCAACTCCTTTATTAGTAACATCTATAGAATCTATAGGTCCGTAAAAAATATTTTCATCATAATATGTTGAAGATAATAATTCAACACCGTTTACCATTAAACCTACTTGTTTGTTATTTGTAGTTCTCTTACTAATATCGTCAGCAGAAGAAACTTTTGTTGGAGTAAATGGAAACTTTTTAAGAATTTTTTGGTGATTTAAAGTTTTATTTGCGAATCCACCAATAACTATAGTATCTGAAGAAATTCCTGATTTAGCTTCAAGATATTTCTTGGAAAAAATATCTGATTTACTAAATGATAGTTTTATATTGTTTGGATCAACAGAAGTGACATAGTAGTAACCGGTGGATATTCCAGAAGAATTAAAATTATTTGTATTATAAAATATTAAATTACCATTTGAATAGTTATGACTTGGAACATAAAAAGTTGACGTAAATCCTTGAAATTCTGCAGGTCTATTTGATTGTACAAACGTTTGTACGGTTCTTTTATCATCGGTCACGTAAATTGTATAATTTGGCAGTCCCGAAGAAGTCACATAAAAATACTTATTATCTTTACCCAAATAACTATTTTGAACTCCAGTAGGATATTTTACAATATCAGGAAAATAATTAGTATAGTGATTTGATTTATTAATTGTTTTTTGTATACATTTAATTTTATTTACATTTATACCTACTTGTGTAAGTTGCACCAATATTTGATTGGAATATTTTTTAATCTGATCAGAAATAGGAAACTCGATGCCTATAATTTCAGCCTGAACAAAATTAGAGTTTTCATCAAAAACTAATATTTTCTCTTGGTTATATGCAGATATTTTATCATATAGAGTAAATCTAAACTTATTTGAACTTTGTTGTTCAGATAATTCAACATCATGTTTTGTTGGAATATTGTATATCCATGAATTAAATCTCACATCATCCAATAAATTTTTACCAAAAGAAGATAATTTAATTTTATCCCCTACTCTTAGATTATTAGTAGTTTTATAATCAATATCTTGAATAACATTTACGACTCTAAATTCTACTTTAGAAGTATTTCCAAATCCAACATAACTATAAGCAAATTTATCTTCTACTAAGAAAAGCCCATAATTTAATTTTTTTGTTACACCAGTTACTCCTAAAAATTGGGTGGAAGTTTTATCCGTATAAAAAATTTCTATAAAGTCTGAATTTTCGGGTTTGACTAAAATTTTTCCAGATTTTTCAAATCCAACAGTAGAATCAACTATAATATTGTTAGCTCCCACTTGAACATCTTCAAGTATTTTTGTTTGGCCTGTAGCTCGAAAAGTTCCAGAGAGGGAAGATGAATCTAAAGAAATTTCATATAAATTTTTACCTGATACTGGTCTGAATTCTATATTAAAGATAGAACCGGTTGCGGTTGAAATACCAGTATTTTGAAATAAAAAGTTTCCTTTAGTGTTTACTGGATCTGCTCCAGAAATTTTCTCTACAAGAATATTTTTAGTAACAAAAAAAGTATCTGAAGATGGTTTTAATGTAAAATCATTTGGTTTTATTACATCAATATCACTTCCATACAATACTTTGAATAAAAATTTATAAGAAGAATCTGTACCTTTTGAAATATAAAAATTTCTTGCATTTAAAAGTACATTTTCTATCGAAACATTTTCATCAAAATTTCTATTTTCAAATCCAAGGAAAAACTCATACTTAAAATTCTCATAGAATTTAAGTAAAAATAAATTACTTAAATTAATAACCTCAGATCCGGAAGAATGTTCAGTTGCTGAAGTTTTAGAAAAATTTAAAAATTCAGAATTTTCAAAAGATTCTATAGAATCAATTCCAGAAAATCCTCTGATACACCCAGTAAACGTATTTGTCGTTATACCAGTATATGTGATGATTTCATCATTAATTTTTAATAATCCATATGTATCTGGCCAACCATCTGTACTATCTACTGTTATAGTGGTGTCATATGTCAATAGATTACTACTTAATTCAGTTGCCGCAACCAATTTTAGTGGGTTGAATTCACTTGTACTTTTATACTTGTTTATATTTGAAGCTAAATCAACCGTTCCAGACTGATGTTCTAAAGATTTGTAATATTGTCTTAAAAACTCAACAAATAATGGAGAGTCTTCACTTAGAAATTGGGGAATTTGAGATTCTATTATAGAATCAATTTTTACTCTTTTAATTTCTGACATTTTATCTAGTATACTGTCCGTTTAGATAGCTTGATGTTGAAACATATTGTGTAGCTGAAATATTTTCACCTGAGGTAATACTATCTTCAATCATATTTACCACTGATTTTTGTATATCAACTTGAAGATATAAATCTTTCAATCCAATAACATCATTGGATTCGGGAATAGCTTGAACTTCGATTACTCCACTCTCTGTAGTTGAATCTATTATATTTACCACATTCAAAAGTATCTCTCCTTTTTTATAATCAATAGTTCCAGCATTTGCAGTAACTATCGTAGGAACATTATTTGTCAATTTAAAAAAGAATATTCTTCCAAAATTTGTCGTTTTAGATGTATCTAATGTTCCCGCTGTTGCACTATCTTGTACTTGTACATCCGCCATATAAATTATTTCTGAAGTTCCAAATATTTTAAATCCTGTTGATTTAATGGAGTATCCATTTTTTTTAATATGTATTCTATTTCCAAAACATAACTCATATGTTGCAGCAGTGTTTAATTTTGGAATTAAATCTCTCCTCATTCTAACTTTTGTTATATTCGATGTTACTGCTTTATCGGAATCATCAATTAATCCAACAACCTTACTATATTTGAATCTTCCGCCAAAACTATTAACATCAGAAGATTTTGAGTATGTTGTTAAAGTATTTAAAATTTTTCCTCTGATAGATTCTGGACGAGTAGACCTATTTACGTTGTAATAAACGGAAGAATCTATTTCAACATACAAATATGACAAATCAACAATTTCTGGCTTAATGCCAGCTATTGAATATTGTTTTAATGATCTGGATATTTCCTGTTTTGTTAAAGATGATAAAAATTGCCCATTTCTTGGTTTTATAGAAATGAATACTTTACCATATTCAGGTGGATCCAACTCTTCTCCACCATAAGCAGTCACAGAATCAACATTTGAATATATGTACGGTATCAATCCCTTATAGTCATTTGCTGTTACTGCTCTATACTGAGAAGCATAAACTCTTGGAGCCAAATATTTAATTGAATCAATATTTTCAATTTCATCACCATTTTGTGATGGAAACTCAGTAAGAGGTAAAGAAACTCCAGAAGAAATTTCTTCAAGATTATTATCTTTCAATATTCCGGCAAAAGTAAAATTATTTGCACCATTACCAGAAGTACCACTCGTAACAATATAGCTAACTTCAATTCTGCTTCCATCTGGAGGTCTTTTTCCTAAAATATCATCCCCAAATCTAATTTCATATTTTTGATCGGAAACTTCCTGAATCAAAAATATTCTAGAGTCTTTATTAATGTTTAAAATATTATTATAAATTGTATAAATTTCAGTAACTTGATCTGTAACTTTAATTCTAATAGTAGTAGTATCAATATTTGGATTTGGTAAAATAAATCTTTGATTTTTTTGGGAATAATCCATTATAAAAGTACTAGTTAAATATCTCCCCTCATATACTTCTAAATTATTAAAATGTGCAAATCCATCACCTTCTATAGGAGTGGTTACATTTTCTGGAATTGAAAATATAAAATTGCCACCAACTACAGCCCCTAATACAATAGTGCCTGCATAAACAGTAACTGTTCTAGAATTGTTATTGTTTCTCATATCCACTGAGAAACTTATTTTTGTCCTTGAAGATCTTCTTGACCTAGGAACATAACCTATATTACGAGCCAGTGAAACAACATTTTCTCTAAGAGTTGCACTATCTAAGAAAGTTTCATTTACTGCCATATTCGTATTATAGGCAGTAATATAACTATTGTATGCTAAGAGATCAATTAGTGTAGAAAAATTAGATCCTTCAAAATCAAAGTCGGTGAACTCACTATTTGCTCGCAAATAGTCTTTGATCTGTATTCTTAGATCGTTAAAGTCTAAATTTGTGAATTGATTAAATGACATTAGACTCTAGTTGGTTGTAATATGAAGTCTACTGTTTGAGGAGGAATTGATAATCCAATAACATCGTAAGATATTGCAATATTTAATTCATTAGTATAATCTGGATAACTAACTTCAACAGAAGATATTTTAATTCTTGGTTCAAAATTCTTAAGCAAAATTTCAATATCTATTTGTAAAGATCTAGCTAAAGGAATTGATTGAAGTTCAAAAACTGAACTTTCAATATTAGTTCCTATAAGACTATTAAAAAATTTTTCTCCAATTCTAGTTCTAACTAGATTAACTACAGATTTTTTAATAGCATCAGCATCATTTAATGATAAAATATCATTAGTTACAGGATTTCTAGTAAATGAAAGACTAATGTCTCTAAATTTTCTAGAAATCCTTCTCATCACTCAAACTAAGGGTATTTATTATATGTATAAGACCTTTTACCACTTTTTACCATAGGTTGGTTCAGTTCCGTATGACCAATCATCATAATCTTCATCATTACGAATCTGCTCATGTAGTTGATTTTGCGTTTTTATCCGCTCAGAGAAGAACCCATACCCATAAGTATAGTGTCCGCTATAATCTTTACCTTCGAAAGTCACTAATTTTGCTTCTAAATCTTCAATTTTCTTCAAAAAATCGTCAGATCCATAATCAGTGATCAATTTTGTGGTCCCCCACGTTTCCTTCATGTAATTCGAGTCTCTATCGACTGGTAAATTTGACATTTTAGCTCCTGATTTGTTAAATCAGAACTTTTTACGGGGTTGCTATCCCGAAATTTCGTCTGTCATTACCGATTCGTACTCATCACCAAGTATTTTTTTAAGATATTCTTCGTTCCAATAAGTATAATACTCAGTTTTTGCTAATTTTTTGCGAATTTTGCTCAATTTTACCTTAGATTGACACAAAATTAAGTTAAATTTCTTATTATTTGTTTGAACCCCATTGATAAAAGTAGGTTGAGACGCACAATCTTCAAAAAATGTGTAGTAGGGGAACTTTTCATTATAGATATCTACCCATTTCTTAACTTGAGTTAAATTCCAAAAGTCATCTACAATAAAAATGATGACATCATAACCTGGTTCAGGTACAATATCATCAATTGGACACTCAATAATTTTATTTTTAGAGTTAGAAGCATAAGGACAAACAGAGAATCCTCCAAGTTCTTCTCTTTCTTTAGCTACATCTTTAGCCCATGATAAAATATAAGCTTCTTTTTCATTCATAATTATCCTGCTGCAAGAGGAGAATTTGGATTTGGCTTAGAAACGTAATTACTTCTTACTTGTTGTGCAACATTATAACCAAAAACTTTAGCATCTACTGGAGGAGTTTCAGGAGCATCTGCAAGATTTGGTCCTAGTTTTGGATTTAGGTCTTCTGACATTGTGGTGAAAATAATAACTTAAAATTATTTAGACTTTTTGCCTTTATTTGCTTTTGCTTGGGTTTTAATACCTTTATATCTTTTATCTGGTCGGCAAAGATTGCCCTCTCTTACTGTTCTTTGAGTTTTACTCATTTTCCTTGTCCTCGATAAGGTTTACGAGCCTTGTTACGGCTTGTTGCAGCATATTTAGTTCCAGTTCCCATACCTTGACGAGTCAGTTTGGGTTTTCCAGGTATATA